AAGGAATTAAGCTAGCGAAAGATGCAGTAACGTATTGTACATCAGGTTTAGTAGATAGAAATAAAGGAAATACCCTTTCTTACTTGCATAAATCAATCAAATCACTCAATCAACTTAGAATGATTGAGGATTCTCTAGTAATATACAGACTATCTCGTGCTCCCGAAAGAAGAATTTTCTATATTGATGTTGGTAATCTACCTAAAGTAAAGGCAGAGCAATATCTCAGAGATGTGATGATGCGATATCGTAACAAACTTGTATACGACGCTAACACAGGAGAGGTACGTGATGACAAAAAGTACATGGCGATGCTGGAAGATTTCTGGCTCCCTCGGAGAGAAGGAGGACGTGGTACTGAGATTTCTACTCTTCCAGGAGGTCAAAACCTCGGTGAGATCACGGACATCGAGTACTTCAAGAAAAAATTATACCGTTCCCTCAACGTACCTCCATCAAGAATGGACGGGGAAGGAGGATTTAACCTCGGAAGATCATCAGAAATCTTAAGAGATGAACTTAAGTTTACTAAGTTTGTAGCACGTTTGAGAAAGAGATTCTCAAAAATGTTTGATGATATGCTTAAGACACAGTTAATTCTTAAGAACATATGCACCCCAGAAGACTGGGAAATTATGAGTGAACATATACAATATGACTTCTTATATGATAATCATTTCTCAGAACTTAAAGAATCTGAGTTATTAAATGAAAGAATTACTACAGTACAAGCAGCAGAACCATATGTTGGAACATATTTCTCCCAGGATTATGTAAGACGTAAGATTCTTAGACAAACTGATGAAGAGATTCTTGAACAGGATAAGTTAATAGAGAAGGAAATTAAGGATGGAACTATACCTGATCCATCAATTCCAGTAGATCCTGAGACTGGAATGCCATTAGATAGTGCAGCAGGAATGGATTTAGGTGCTCCAGTCATGGAACCTAACCTTGATGGCACTAAGGATGGTGGTATGACTCAACTACCCAAGGGTGGAGAGATATAAATATTAAGGATTAAACACATTATTTGGAAATTATTATGCCTGAAGTTACTAATGATGATTTAATGGATATGATTATTGCTGATGAATCACCATCTAATATAAGCGATAAGATTAAAGATATCCTATACGCAAAGTCTGCAGATAAGGTAGATGCACATCGACCTAATGTTGCTGGACAAACTTTTGATGCACAGGATGAAATTGAATCCGAAGAGTAGTGTTTATAAATAACTAAATAACTGGATTTTAGAGGGTTAGACAATGTTAATAAAAGTTTTAGCAGCAGAAGGTAATTTATCCTCTGCTTCTAATGTTGACTTAGCTACTGTAGTACGGCTTTATAATGCCCATAGTGCTGCTGTTGTTATTACTAGAAAAACTTCTGGTGGTACTACAGTTGGTAGTTTAAGTGTTGGTACATTGGATACAGTCCTCTTGGAGAAAGATGCATCAGATACTCTAACTGCAGCATCTAATGGATCCAGTATGAAGGTTGTAAAGATCGCTTACGGTAACTAAAATGAAACTCATTAGAGAAGAAATTGAGTCAGTAAAATTTATTACTGAGCAAACAAAGTCTGGTAAACAGAACCTTTATATTGAGGGTATCTTTTTACAGGGTAACATTAAAAACCGTAATGGAAGAATGTATCCTATGGAAACTCTCCAAAGAGAAGTTGCCAGGTACAATGAATCCAATATAGTTTCAGGTAGAGCACTTGGAGAATTAGGTCATCCTGATGGTCCAACTGTTAACCTTGATAGAGTATCCCATAAAATTGTTTCACTTAAAGAAAGTGGTTCTAATTTTATAGGTAAAGCAAAGATCCTGAATACACCAATGGGTCAAATTGCATCATCACTTATTAGTGAAGGTGTAAAATTAGGTGTATCATCTCGTGGTATTGGTTCTCTAAAACCAACCCGTGAAGGATTTAATGTTGTTGGAGATGACTTTATGTTAGCAACAGCAGCAGATATCGTAGCAGATCCTTCTGCACCCGATGCATTTGTTGAGGGAATTATGGAAGGAAAAGAGTGGATCTGGGAAGGAAATACTTTCAGAGAGAAACTTGCTGAAGATACAAAAAATAAGATTGAGTCTCTTACTGCCCAGAAAGCACTCGAAGAACATAAATTAGGATTATTTAATGAGTTTATTAACTCATTGTAATTTCTTCATTTATAAATAAATATAGATTTTAACTTTTACAGGAAATCGGAGAGAAACCCAATGTCTAGTGGCAAAGAATTACAAGAAATGGAAGTAGGCACTACACCCTCCAAAACGAAGGCCAATGCAGCTGCATCACCTGGTGATCCTTTGCCAAAGGCTGGTAGTAATGCAGCAGGTGTATCTACTCCAGGAAACTCGGCAGAAGTCGAGGATCTAGGTGGACCTGATCCATCTAACTACAAACCTGATGATGATTCAGCAAAACTGAAGACTCCAGGTAAGACCCTTAAGCAAGTTAAGGATGTAGTTAATAAGAAAGCAAGTGCTGGCGACAGTGTTGCTACTTCTGCCACTAAGGTATCCGTACCTGAAGAAGTTGAAGCAACTGAAGATGAAGTTGTCTCAGAAGAGGAAGTTACTACTGATGAAGTAGTAGCAGAAGAAGAGACTACTGAAGAAGAAGTTGTTGCTGAAGAAGAAACTACTGAAGAGCCAGTAGTTGCTGAAGCACCTGAGTATAACATCGAAGAAGATGTTAATGCTCTCGTAGAAGGTGAGGAACTTTCCGAAGACTTTAAGAATAAGGCAAAAACAATTCTTGAAGCAGCAATCAACGGTAAAGTTACTGCCATCGAAGAAGGTCTCAAGAAAGAGTACGAGGAGAAACTCGTTGCTGAGGCTGAAGAGTTTAAGACTGCTCTTAATGAGCGTGTAGACTCTTACCTAGAATATGTGGCTGAAGAGTGGTTCACTGAGAATCAACTCGCAGTAGAGGGCGGTCTTAAGGAAGAACTTACAGAATCCTTTATGACTGGTCTAAAAGGTCTTTTTGAAGAACATTATGTATCAATCCCTGAAGATAAGTATGATGTACTACAGAGCATGGTAGAAAAACTAGATGATATGGAATCCAAACTCAATGAGCAAATTGAGAAGAACGTTGGATTAAACAAGAGACTTGCTGAGTCTGTTGCCGACGGTATCCTTGAGTCTGTTTCTGATGGTCTTGCGGCCACCCAGAAGGAGAAGCTCGCCTCGCTTTCTGAAAGTGTAGAGTTTGAAAGTGAAACAGAATATCGTGAAAAGTTGGAAACCCTTAAGGAATCTTATTTCCCTAATAAAGGAGTACCAGCAGCTAAAACTGAGAGTCTATCAGAAGGAGTCGATAATGCACCTGAAACAGTTTCAGGTTCAATGGCTGGATATCTAAAAACACTCAATCAGTTTAGCAAATAACTGATTTTAATATTAAATCAAACGTAAACACTTAATTTTAAGCAAATGTTCCATTCAGAACAGTTGCAGGAAAAGTGGGCTCCCGTTCTTGAACATGAAGGTCTTGACAAAATTCAAGACAGTCATAAGAAAGCGGTTACCGCAGTCCTGCTCGAAAACCAAGAGAAATTCCAAAAAGAACAGAACGCATTCAGCGAGTCTGGTCTTTTAACAGAGCAACCAACCAACTCTACTGGTTCTAGTGTTGCTAACTTTGATCCTGTTCTAATCTCATTGATTAGACGTTCAATGCCTAACTTGATCGCATATGATCTTGCTGGTGTTCAGCCAATGTCTGGACCTACTGGTTTGATCTTCGCAATGCGTTCACGTTACAAGGATCAGTCTGGTACAGAAGCATTCTACAACGAAGCAGATTCAGCATTCTCAGGACAACCTGCAGGAAGCAATGTTGAAACTGGTTTCGTAGATGGTACAGTTGGTTTAGGTACAACATCACAGTCTGGATCTAATCCAGGTGCGTTGAACCCTTCAACTGCTACTACCCAGAAGGCATACGACGTTGGACAAGGTATGACCACTGCTCAGGCTGAAAAG